GTCGGACAAACTCGACGCTGAAATATCGGACGTCAAATGGTAATACCAAGGATGGTTTGCGAGACGGGTTCGTGATTTTTGACGAGATCCACGAATACCAAGACGATTCCAATGTCAAAGTGCACTTATCTGGCCTTGGCAAGAAGACCAACCCTCGTGTTTTCTTCATTGGGACCGATGGATACGTTCGCGATGGGTTCATCGATACCAAAAAGAAACAAGCCGAAAGTGTTTTGAAAGGAAAAGCCGCACCTGATTTTCTGTTTCCATGGATTTGCAAGATTGACAGCGAGGCCGAAATAGACAACCCCAGGATGTGGGAAAAGTCGGTGCCAATGATCGTCAAGCCATTGTCTACATATGGTAAAACCTTATACCGGCAGATTAAGAAAGACTATGACGCACTTGTGGAAGCGCCAAGCGGCCGTGAAGAGTTTTTGACCAAAAGGATGGATTATCCCAGTCAGGCGATGAACAGTAACGTGGCGCCCTGGGAAGAGATTCTAGCTACCAATCAGCCGATCCCTAAAGATATTGATGGCCGAGAAGCGATTGGAGCTGTGGATTTCGCCAGTGTACGAGATTTCATTGCTGCCGCCGTTACCGTTCGTTATAAGGACAAGCTGGTGACCATCGAAAAGCAATGGGCGCGAAAAGGCTTCTGTGACAAATATTACGCATACAGTCGCAAGGAACGGATTGCCACGCCTAATCAGCGAATCAATATTCCTCTGCACGACTGGGAACGTAGCGGCCTGGTTGAAGTCATCGATGAGCCGCTGATGGATCCCAGACATGCACTCGATTGGATGCAACAGATGGCTCAGCGATTCAACATCAAAAAGGTGGTCATGGATAATTACCGAGCCCAGATCATGCGAAAAATGTTTGAAGACGGCGGCTTCGATGTAGATATTATTCAAAACCCTACTTCGATCGACGGGTTGCTCGCATCGATTATCGACGATGGGTTTCCGCGCCACAGATTTATTTGGGGAGACAATCCAATGCTTCGCTGGAACACGCAAAATGTGTTGGTTAAGGTCAACAAAGCGAACGGAAACAAGTCTTACGAGAAGAAAGAGGAAACCCGTCGCAAGACAGACGGTTTTAAGGCTTTTGAGTATACGTTGTACCGAGCAAATGAATTATCAGATGTGGACGTCAGTGAATCGCTGGCGTTTTTAAATGGCCTTGACTTCTGAAAGGAGGTGAAAACGTGAGTTTCAACCTATTTGATTTGTTCACGCAACGTAAAGATGCCAGTTATGTCTATGACTTGGACTTGATTGGTGGTGAGCAGACGGACATTTACTTGCGCCAATATGCAATAAATGCGTGCGCAAATTTTCTTGCACGCACAGTATCACAATCGGAGTTCAAAACTGCCAATAAAGACGTTTACTACAAGCTCAATGTTCGGCCAAATCCAAACCAGACAGCTACGTCATTCTGGCAAGAGCTGGTATTTAAGCTGATCACGGACAATGAAGTGCTTGTAATTCAAGATGACACACAGGATTTACTGATTGCAGACAGCTATACACACAATGTAAAAGCGGTCTTCCCTGATACTTTTTCTGGCGTGTTAGTCAATGATTATCAATTCCAGCGAAGTTTTTCAATGGATGATGTCTGGTTTCTTCAATATAACAATGATCAGCTGGCTAACTACACCAATCAACTTCTGAGTGACTATGCAAAGCTATTTGGCCGGATGGTCAGCTTTGCCATGCGCAACAAGCAGCTGCGCGGAATTGTTGACTTTTCAGGGGCAACTGATCTCGGTAGCCAGGCCCCAAAAGACAAGGCAGATGGAACTAAACAAGAAAGCCCTGCCCAGAGGTTTATTAATAAACTTTTTCATTCATTCCGTGATAACGACATCGCTATTGTTCCACTCCAAAAGGGTGTGACGTACGACGAAGTGTCTGGCAAATACAGTGGTGCTGATCAATCTTTTGATGATATTAAAGCTCTTCGTGATGAAGCAGTGGATAGTGTAGCTGAGATCATTGGTATTCCGCCAGCACTAATGCACGGGGCTCAAGCAGAAGTGGATCAGAACAAGCAGGCATTTTTAGACTACTGTATTGCTCCACTTAACCAAAAAATAGAAGACGAGCTGAATGCTAAAATCATTAACCAGGCTAACTACCAGAATGACAAGATTAAGGTGTGGGGGTTAAACCGGCCCGATCCGTTTAAACAAGCTGAGGCAATTGACAAGATTACTGCCGTAGGCACGCTTAGCCGGAATGAAGTCCGAGGGCATTTTGGCTATGATCCAGTTGCTGGTGGAGATGAGTACTACATGACCAAGAACTATCAAAAAATTACGGATAATCCACAACCAGAATCAGAAGACTTAAATGCAAAAACGATCAATGAACGGAGACAAGCACAGGGACTGAAACCCTTGGCTGGTGGTGACGCTATTTGGCTATCAAATCAGCAAACACCCGCTATACCAACAGGATTAGCACCGAAGGGAGGTGATAATGATGACGAAGGTAATTCCAATTAACACGGAGCTGGTTGATGATGAAACGGCCCAGGTAATGAAAAGCTGGAACCTTGATTTGGTTTCGCCGCAGGCGGTGCGTGACGCACTACCGGTCGACGGTACCGATGTGACTATTGAAATTGATTCTCCAGGCGGCTATGTAACGGCTGGGAGCGCCATTGCGTCGTTGCTTAAAGATTACTCAGGCAGTGTTACTGCAAAAATCATTGGTGAAGCTGCTTCGGCAGCCACCGTGGTGGCTTTGGCTGCCGATAAGATTGCGATGGCACCAACGGCTACTTTCATGATTCACCGTGTATCAGCCTCTGGTGTTTCTGGTAACACAGGCGACATGGACAAGTTCAAAGACGTGTTGAGCATGCAAGACCAGCAATTTGCTAATCTTTATGCTTCTCGAACAGGTAAGACACCGGATGAAATGCTTAAACTGATGACTGACGAAACTTACATGTCAGCTGAACAGGCTAAAGAGCTTGGGTTCGTTGACGAAATCATGTTCGATGAGCAGCCCTCTTTGGTGGCAGGGCCAAAAACAATGCTAACGAAAGAAATCGTTGATGCGCTTAAGGATTATCAAAAGTTAAAAAATCAGAAGCCAAGCGCAGTTGTTAACGTTGATTCTGACGAAATTGTTAAACTGCTCGCTGAAAAGTTGAGTCCTTATTTGCACGACAACGACAAGAAGAAACCTAAGCAAAGCAAATTTGCAGGGTTCCTTTTTTAATACGAAAGGAGTCATAAAAGTATGACCATGGATTTTAAAAATCTAAATACCTTTGCTGAAAAGCAAAAGGCGTTTGCCAACATTGTAAAAACTGGTGGCGATGCTGAATCCCAAGGCAAGGCGTTCGGTGAAATGATGGACGCACTGTCCACTGATCTTAATAGCTTCCAAGAGAAGCTGAAGAATAAGACCCAAGAGGAAATCGACAGCATTATTGCAGCCAACACTGGCGACACGAAGATGACCCAGAAGGAAGTCAAATTCTTCAATGACATTTCTACAGACACTGGATTCAAGAACGATCAACTGATTCCAGAAGAAACTGTGGACAAGATTTTTGAAGATCTGACCTCTAATCACCCGCTGCTGCAAGCAATTGGTTTGCAGAATAACGGTGTACGGTTGAAAATCTGGAAGTCTGATGCTACAGGTGCCGCTGTGTGGGGCAAGATTTTCGGTGATATTCAAGGACAGCTTGATGCTACATTCACGTCTGTGGAAGCAGAAATGAGTAAGCTGACGGCTTTTGTTGTGCTGCCCAATGATCTGGGCACCTTTGGGCCATCCTGGGTACGTACCTATGTTACTACTCAAATTACCGAAGCTTTTGCGGCAGCCTCTGAGTCCGCCTTTGTCGATGGTGACGGTAACAGCAAGCCAATTGGGCTTGATCGTGACCCGTCAAAGGGTGCCACAGCAAATGGTGTGACAACTTATCCAGTTAAGACCGATGCCGGTACCGTGACTCTCAAGGACGCTGATACAGCTAAGCTTGAATTGATGACCATCATCAAGGCTCTGTCCAAGAAGGCAAACGGCAAGCCTGTAGTTGCACGTGGAAATACAATTCTGGTTGTACAACCAGGTGCTTCGCTTGACTTTGAACGAGCAATGACGATGCAAAACGTCAACGGCCAATGGGTATATGCACTGCCCTACGGCATTCAGATTGTTGAATCTCAGTATGTTCCAGACGGTAAGGTTGTTGCCTTTGTTAAGGGACGTTATGACGCATACATGGCTGGTGGGTTGAACATCTCTGACTTTAACCAAACGTTGGCCATTCAGGACGCAATCCTGTTCACTGCTAAGCAGTTCTTCTATGGTGCGCCAGCAGATAGTAATGCCGCACTTGTCTATGCACTGAATATCACTGATCCGAATGCTGCAGCTGGTGGATCGGGGGAATAGTATCCCCCGTTGAAGCGGGGGTAGACAGCAACTCCACCGTTGCACAGCTTAAGTCATACCTCGATTCAAAGGGAATCAGTTACCCAAGCAATGCATTAAAGGCAGATTTACAGAAACTTGCGGGGGTGACACCAGATGAATGATGATCAGATTCAATCTCTTTTGACGGAATTTAAAGCTCGAATGAGCATTTACTACTCATCAGAAGATGTTGAGCTTAAAAACATGCTACAGGTCTCGTACGATGCAGTTAATCGCATGACTGGAGTGTCTGACATCACCAATAACCAATTCAAAGAGCTTGTCATTGAACGCACTAGATATGTTTACAATGATCAGGCTGAATTTTTTGAAGACAACTTCCTATCAACGATTATTGGCTTGAGTTTACAAGCATATGGGAAGGAGACCAGCGATGACGAACCGACCGACCTTTGAATACTCACCGCCCAAGGTAAGCGCTGGGAATCTGCGAATTCCAATTCATTTCTTTTCACAATCTGTTGGTGATTCCCCGGAGCCAACCGACATCAAGCCAAAAGAGGTTTTTTATTGCCTTTGCGACGCTTACGCGCCAAGCAATAAAGACAAAGTTGTGCTGGATGGCCATGATGTCGACTTAGGCGTTACGGTAATTATCCGTGATACCAAGGGTGAGTTCGTGCCGACTAACAAAATGACGGCCAAAATTGACGATGTGCGTTATCAAGATGTGCCTGAGTGGCAAATTGAAGAGATCCGCCATGATTTTGAGCACAATCGGTTTGTTACTCTTGTTCTGGGGGTGAAACAATGACTGTCACTCTCGATACAAAGGGCATCGAAGAGGTTATTAATAAGCTCAACACAAAATTCAATGAACGCCGTGTCAGCCAATTTGTTAATTCAGCGTTGAACACGGCCGGCCGATATGCAGCAGTTGAAATCAAAAATGCAGTAGCCGGTTATCGAGATACTGGAGCAACTATCAATGAGGTTGTGGCTGGTAAAGCTCGATTGCGTGGCGGTGTTCGAAACATCCGCATTGGCTGGTCGGGTGATGGCTCAAAACAACGTTGGCGGTTGGTCCATTTGAATGAGTTTGGATACACCCGCAATGGGCATACGTATACGCCACGTGGCTCTGGCAAGATTCGTGCTGCTTATGACAATATGCAGCCAAAAATTAAGGAACTGGAAGCCAATGAATTGAGGAAGTTGCTTAAATGAAAGATATGTTGAACACAATTTATACAGAAATTCGCGGTGATCCCGCAGTATCCCCGTATCCAATCAAGTATTACGACTATCCGGAGGCTGGTGATGGTGAGACGTTTGTCGTAATTAAGCCGTTGGCGCCTCCGGTGGCTGCTTTTGGGGCCAGTGATAAAGAACTAGCGCAGCAGCTAACTTACCAGATTGATGTGCAATCCGGTAATCGCATGCTGTGCAAGCAGATACAACAAGCAATCAAAAAGCACATGTACTCGTTAGGATTCTTCCAATTATCGGAAGGGCTTGACGAGTTTTTTAGTGACACAAAACGATACGCCGACGCACGACGTTATCG